TTTTAGCTAATCCAGCTTGGCCATGTTGTAGTCCAAGGTCGCTAATTTGCTTTGCTTCTTGTGCAAATTGTTTTCTTAACTCTTCAGGAGTGGCTTCTGTAGTATTATTTTCTACGTTTTCCATAATTTTTTTATCCTTATTTGAATTAATAGTTATTTTCGGTGTTTCTTTAGCTCTAGCGAAGCCCACCAAACGTGACTGGTCTGCCGGTACGCTGACTGCTGAAACTTCCAAAGGAGACCAAGAATTAACACGATATACAGGTACGTCCTGTATCTCTTCATCTTCCTTCTGCATACTGTTGACTTGGTAGCCAACAGATATGTTCTGTCGTATGCCATCTTTAACATCTTCAAAGACTTCATCTGCCATCCTGTTCTTTGAAAATCTTACTCTAGCTACTGTTCGTTTGTTTTCGGGGTCAATAGCAAATTCTTCTACTATCCCTATTTGTTTACTAGCATCGTGGTCTAATAAGAGTGGACTTCTACCACTTGCCATGAATTCCATGTCTATTTCTTCTTCTTTGTGTCCAAGCACTTCATAACCAAATCTTCTTTGGACTGGTTCTTCACTAGACACACCTATAACCACTGTTCTTTTTTCTTCGTCAATTTTGTTTCTATCGAATTCAAAATCACGTCTTAGACCATCTTCGGCATAGAAGTCTCTTATCTCTTGGTCTAGCTCTGCTCTCTCATCTTCGTCTTTCATGCCTTTTTCTTCATCTTCGTGGTGAGCTTTTTCTTCTTCCTCTTCATCGTGGTAAGGTCTAGTTTCTTCTACTTCTCTAGTTTCAATCTTGCCACCCATACCTGCATGATTTACACAATAATAGTAGAGATCAGGCGTATCATCTGAAACAGTAATTTTGAGTTGTGCGCCTTCTTCACCAGCTTTACCCATAACTTCTACGCCATCAGTATATGTTTCGCCATCGCCATGAGTGCCATCTTCTGTAACAGATAAGCGTAAAGCATGAGAAGCATTTGATCTATCTGATAAATCAAATATATAAGTATCACCTGATAACATTACCAGCCTTGGCGAAAGCTCACCATCTAAGTAAAACTTGTTACCCTCTCCGTATTTGTTCTCGCCTTCTTTAATGACGACTTTGTATTCTATGGTTTCTTGCCTAGCTTCTGTGTCCATATTTTGTATTCTACCACCATTTTCCTTAGAAGATAAAGGGTGTGCTTTAGGTAATAAGTCAGTGTCAAATTTATTCTTGCTTGGAAATCTAAGGTTGCGCAAACAGAAAATAAAAGCATTTAAACGGGCAAACGCCCATTGAGAAGCACTTTGCACAGATGGACGTACTGAAGATGGGTTAGTTTTGTATGCGCCTAGACCTCTTTCAAATACTGCTTTGAACATACGATAAGTGCCTCTTTTTCTAGGGTCATCACCATACTCTGCATTATGTTCTTCTAATTTATTTCTTATTCCTTTTTCTTCTTTATCTGAGACTTGTCTCTCCTTGGCACGATCTTCTTTATCTTCTAGGTATTTAACAGCTTCTAAGATGACATCTTTCATTTTTTGTTCGCCAAGTGTACCTATGACAAGCCATTTGATTTGGGCGACAACCCCAGCTATGTTTGATGGTCTAGCTTTCTTATCGCCTGATTCAAACTGTGCGCCATCTTCAAAATGTCTTGCAGCCCAAGCTTCACGTTCTTTTATTTTTCTTAAGACTGCTGGACTGTCATCGCCATCCAAAGCTCTTAGAAGCAATCTGTAAGAGTTGTTGCCCTCTATGTTGCCCCCAGCTTTCCAAATCTTAGGGTCGTCTTTTTTTATCGCTGCTGCAAAGTTTCTATCGAACAATGGATAGTTGCTGTTCCGTAAAGAAATCTTTTTATCATCACCTTGTTTGGGAAAATTAGTCGCCATCGTCTGCCTCGCCATCGTCTTGCACAACAGCATCAACTGGCATCTTCATAGCACCAAATGGCTGATATGCTGTTTGAATATCATATTGTTTGGCAAGTTCTTCTTCTCTTTGATGTTGTTCAAACAACTCTTCTACGTCACGACCATAGTTTGCTTGAACATCTTGCATAGTGACTACCCCAGCATTGAGACCATCGACATTAGCTTTGACTTCTTTAACAGGGTCAATCCAACCCCAGCTTCTAGGAATATAGACTATGTTATTAGCAAATTTGTTGTACTTATCAGGTGGTAACAAAAAATCATCTTTAAATGACATTGTTTGTAGTAGCCACTTATCAAAAACTGGTTGGATAAAATGCTCAATCATAAATCTTTGCATAATTCTAAAGTTGTCTCTTTCTTCTAGTGTGCCTTGTCTGATAGATGAATAGTTGACACCTTCTAGGTTGTTAGCCAGTGAGACATAACTCACCCCAAGACCTGAAGCAATACCTCTAAGAACAGACTTGTGGAAACTATCGAAACCTGAAGCTGGGTGTTGTGGGTCGAAAGATTTGAAATCCATACCATCAGGTAGTTGCTCAAATGTACCTGCTTCTGCGTTCATTATTGGAGTATAGTCATCTTCTAAATCATCGCCTGTATATTGATCGCCACTTTGTGAAGTAAAGAAACCCATCTTACTTGCACCAACTCTAGCTGCTACAAGCTCTGCTTCTTCATAACCATCGAGCATTTTTAATCTTGATAAGGCTGTAGTCATAAAAGGTAACCCTCTTGTTTGCTCTGCTCTTTCAGCTACATAAGCGTGTATTAACTGATCTGCTGGTAACTCGATATGCTCTCTGCTGTAGTTACCAAAATACTGATTGTGTGGATGATCTTTAAAAAGCATGTATGATTTCGGTTTGCCATTTTGGTCTAGTTTCACACCCATAATAGTTTCGTCACCATTTTTCATCACTTGATTTTCTTCTTCATCGAGATAGTCGGCATCTAAGAACTGTATTTTGTAAGGGTCGAGAGGATTGTTAGTGGTAATATGTCTAACTAAGACTTCACCATCTCTAGCAAGAGATTCGATAAAAAGCTTCTGTGCATCTAAAAAAGATAATTTACCATCAATAGTACAGTTGCCTTTCTTTGACCACTGTTTCCAAGCGTTTTCGATGACTTGGTTACCAATAAAATCTAGTGAACCATCTTCGTTTCTAGCCTTTGATTGTATTCTGATACCATTTTGACCAACTACATTAGTTACCATAAGCTGTAAGTATCGTCTTGCATAGTCATTATTTCTTGCCTGTTCACGACATCTATCTCTAATTTTGCGTAGATTGAATCTTATTGTGCTATCAACATTACTCGATGTACCAAGAAAATCAGCAAAAATGTTCGCTGTTGAGGTTGCTTTGTAACTTCTTCTTAGCTTTGTTTGTTTTTTTCTTTGTTTGAAAAGGTTATCCCAAATTGCCATTAGAATCTCACTTTGATTGTATTGCCTGAAGCTTGTTTGTTTTTAATACGAGCAAGTTTTATTTCTCTTAAATATTCTGCTCTATATCTATTTCTGAAAGTCATCAAATCATCTATCGACATTCTCGATAGACTACGCCCTGCTATTGAGTAAGACATTTGATCTTGTGAGGCTCTGTTCTCCAAGACAGCTTCTATGGCATCTAACACTTTCTTCGCATGACTTCTCAAGTCTGCTGTGGTGGTCTGCAAGTTTGGTAATATCTCTGTTCGGCCTTGATCTACGACTATACGCTGATTGTCAGATGATCTAATAATAAAAGCTGCCCATTGATAATCACCTGCTGTCAGACTAGCTGTGACAGCACTTGCTATTTCGACCAAGTAAGTTGATTCTGCTTCTGTTGCTGCAATCGTAAAAGCATTAGTATTTCCTGTGCTATCTTCTGTGAATCTATACTCAAGAGCATACTCATCAAGCGGATAGTCAGAGACAAGATCGTCTCTACGCCAAACCCATCTGTCGCCTACTACTAGGGTATCGGGTTCTTGTGTCGGATAGTTAACCCTGTCGAAAATGTTGCTCATGTCAATAGTTTAACCTAGATTATAGCCTTAATCTTTCCAAGAAGTGACAAAGTTAGACTGTTTTCTACGCATTAATCGCCTTCTTTGTCCTAAATAATCTTGTTTTTGTATAACTCTTTGTGGTTGTTTAGCTTCTTTTTTGTCCTTCAGAGCCTTAAAATCAGGCTGTAAGATGTGCAAAGCAGCCAAGCCATAGACGAAGGTATCTAAGGCTTCGTTACGTTCTCTAGTCTGTTTCCAAACGACTGTTTTTCGACCACGCACAAACTTGCTAATCTTCTTTTCTGCTGTCAGTTGCTTAAAATACTCATCATCGACTGTATTCGGAAAGTGTATCAGGTTGGTATCTTCGTCTTTAAGTCTAGCGTGTATGAACTCTTTAGCGGTATCTGTACCTATGGAATACAATGCTGTTCTTCTTCTACCAACAAAAGTTGGTCGTGAGGCTATAGGTTTGTTAGCTTGGTTGCTACCCTTGATAGCAAAGATACGTCTCTGATTACGACCACGACAGAAAGCATAGACTTGATCCGTATGATGTCCGCCGCTGTCGATTGCAGTACAAGCAATAGTCAATTTACTGCCATCTTCTTTGGTAAAGACTTCTTTAAGATAGCTGTCAAGTTCTTGCCAAACTTCTTTGGTAGCTGGATTACCCCAAACGATTTTATATTCTACTACCCAAGCTTCTTGATTCTCAGCCCAGCCTATAACTTGCACTTCAAGCCGATCTTTTTGAGTATCTATACCTGCTGTCAAAACAGCTACTTGATTAGGCACAGCCTCATGGTTGTATTGTTCACACTTTGCCATTAAGCCCTCTGCTGCAACTTCTTCGCCTTGTTCCTCCCATGTTTCACCAAGGGTGGTATTGACGAAGGTCTGTAAAAGTTCAGGAGATTTCTTAGCTTCTAAAAAATCTTCGACCAACTCTACCCAAGTACGGAAGGGCGAATATAGTTCGGAGATATGAAAGCCAACCTTCTTAGCATTTGGCTCTTGTGCTAACCACTCACCATTTTGCAGCATCCATTGTTTTTTACTTTCAGGTATTATTGAGCCACAATGTTGACATGCTAAGGCTGCTGTTTTTGGTTGGTTTTCAAGCCATGTTATATTCTGCCATTTTAATTCTTGTTTTTGGTTACATTGTGGGCATGGTACTCGGTATGTTCTTTTATCTGATTCCTCGTATGCTTTTTCTATTCTCGATAAGCCTTTTATTGTTGGTGTTGATGTCATTATAATTTTACGATTCCAAAAGGTTGTAGTCCTTTTACGACCTAATAATATGGGATCACCTTCACTACCCGCACTGGGCGGGTAGCGGTCAACTTCGTCACACAATAGGACACGCACTGGACGACTAGCCAAACCACTTGCACTATTAGCGCCAACCATTGTGATATGACCACCTGCATACTTTTTGTGTAGTGTTGTATTTTCGGCATCTCTCGATCTAGGGTCTTTGACTTTACCTTTCAGTTTGGGTGTATCTCTAAGCATGGGCGCTAGTCTATCTTTACTAAAAGCTTGTGCCATTGATAGAGATGGCTGTATGCAAAGTATGGTCGATGGTTCTTGATCAATGTAGTAACCTATGGTATTTAAAAGCACTTCGGTTGCGCCAACCTGCGCACTTTTCATAAACACGACCTCTTCAACACTTGGGTCATTGATAACTTGCATAATTTCACGTTGGAATGGCACCCGATCTGTCCGCCACTGTCCTGCTTCGGCTGATGATTCTGTTGACAGTTTTCTGTATCTATCAGCCCACTGATTAATTTGCAAATCAGGTGGAGGTTGCCAAAGATTACTAAGTGTTTTCCAAACTTGATTTAGCTGTTGCATCTTCTGATAGTTCTTCTAAACATTCGTAAACTGATTCTTTAATTATCGCTTCTGCTTCGGCATAAGTTTCAGCAGCTTGGGTAAGATGTCCTAACTTCGAGGGTAACGCTAATAGTTTGCTGCGCACATTCGCTACATAATCTGACCATATCGTTTTGATTGTGTCTGTTGATATTAGATCAGCTTCTTTTTCTTGTAGCTCTAGTTCTGCTCTATCTGCTTGTGCTTTGGTAAGTCTTGTACGTTCTTCATTCAAATCAGAAGAGTTGTTGTGTAAACCCTTACCTCTAGCTCTCAAATACCTAATATATCGTACACGACATTCGTCTATATCTTGTCCAGTTTTTTTATGTGATTTTATTAACACATTATCGTTAAATAGCTTAGTCATGTGCTTTGGTGTAATATCCAAATGTTTTGCTACGTCTTTAATCGATGCCATCTTGTACCACGTTCATAACCATCATTTATAGTACCTGTCGCTACAAAACTTGTGAGCATCACGAATAACC